ACTCAAACAGGAGATTGAAGCTAGAAACTTCTTTCTAATGTAATGGCCACAGTCAATCAGTATAAATTTTTAGGAACAACCATAGCAACCGATGTCGAACAAACCGTATTAACACCAGCGATTGCGAGCGCAGGCTCGGTTGAAACGGTCGTTATTAAATCGTTGAGAGTGACGAATACTACAAGCAATACCCCAACGATTACCATTACTAATGGTAGTACGAAGATTGTAGACACGCAAACACTGGCAGCCAATACCAGCGTTGAAATTTTAACGTTGCCTTTGATTGTAGAATCAGGGGTAGCCCTTAAAGTAAAGATGAGTAGCTCAGATTCTACCGATATTGCAATTAGCTACTTAAACATTAGCCAGGAGGTTACAGTATAATGGATACGATTAAACATAACGGGAAAGATATTCCCGTTCTTAATGCAAAGGTAACAACAACGATTAAACATAAGGAAACAGGTGTTATTTATAAGGATGAGGAAGAGTGGAAGACACTTGGAATCGATCCTTCTCTTATTAAAAGAGATGTGCTAGTAGAGATGCCGAGGCTTGATTTATATGGGAAAACAAAGTAATACTAAAAGTTCAGGTTTAATT